GAGAGACTTGAAAGTAGATGATGAACATCTAGATACAGAATCATTAAAAAACCAAGAAATAAAAGCAACTTACCTAGACCATAAAACTAGATATGAACTTCTTTTGTATAGAGCAAAAGGAGATTACAAACGATTGTATCGTGAGAAATGGGAATACTATGGTGGTAAAGCTGATGCAAAAATATATGCATCAAAACCTTTTGACCTCAAAGTATTAAAGACAGACCTAGCAGTTTACATTACATCTGATGAAGAAATTATTAATGCAGAGAATAAAATTGGTTATTTAGAAACAGTCGTAGATTATATCAAAGGGGTTATCAAGTCAGTTGATAATCGTGGTTGGGATATAAAAAATGCGATTGAATGGAAGAAATTTGAAGCAGGAGCAACATACTAATGATAATTGATATATATGACAACTTACTAGAACCTCATGTCGCTGAAATGATTGATATGGAAATGAAAGAAATATCATGGAAATATGATTATAATTCTCATAGAGATGGTGTTAACAAACATTGGCATACATTTTGTGGACACGAAACAATAGAAGAACCTTATAGTTTTATTAATTATATTTGGGATGCAGCTAAAATTAAATATAACTTTGAGGAAAAATATAAAGTTAAAAACTTTAAAAGAGTTTATTGTAATGCACATACTCATGGTATTGAACCACATATACACAGAGATGATGGTGATTTTACAATGATATATTATCCAATATTAGATTGGAAACCAGAATGGATGGGCGGAACTGCTATTTGGAGTGAACCAAAAGATTCAGGTGGTTCATTGTCTGGCCTAGATTATCTTGGTGGAAATGGTATGGAAATAGAAAAATATGTAAATTACATAGGTAATCGTTTATTTGTATTTGATGCACATTTACCTCATCAAGCAATGCCAGTTTCAAGGCAATGTTACGGATTGAGAACTTGCATAGTTTTTAAAACAATTAGAAGTGATGCAAACTCTGATAGATTAGGCTTTTATAAAACATGAACTATTCAGTAATAAACTTTCCAAATAACCTAATACAAGACATATTGAGAAATAAAGAAGATACCTTGACAAAAGGAAATATAAATGATAAAAGTGGGTTGACAAAAAGAAATTCTAGTGTATCATGGATAAAGGAAAGAACTATATGTCAAAGAGTTTTTTCTGTAATGAAAAATAAAGCAGAAGATTTCTCAAATCTTTATGTTGATAATATAGAACCTTTACAATATTCTGAATAAATAATGAACCTTATTCAGATGGTAGAATTAGAAAGATATCTTTTTCTATATTTTTAAATGATAACTTTAAGGGTGGTGAGTTCGACTTGGAAATACATGGCCCTGATGCAAAACCAAGATACATATCAGAGTGGAAAAGAAGTAATGAAAACTGTATATTGTTTCATTCAGATATGTGGCATAGAGTAAGACCAGTAAAATCTGGTGTAAGAAAAAGTATAGTTGGGTGGTTATTAGGCCCAAAGGTTAGATAATGAAAATCTCAAAAGTTAATGAGGTTTACCTAGAGTTAGAGGTAAACGAAGATGTTTCTAGAGAACTGTCTGATTACTTTACTTTTGAAGTACCAGGCGCTAAGTTCATGCCCCAGTTTCGTAATCGTATGTGGGATGGAAAGATAAGATTGTTTTCTCCACACAATGGTAGAATATATGTTGGACTATTACCCTATGTAAAAGAGTATTGTTCAAAAAAGTCAATTGAATATATAATAGAAAAAGGAGTAGAAAATGACAGGAATGTTCTTCGTGAGAGCGTCAGAGGTTTCGCAGAGTCCTTACGACCCAAGAGCAGGGGAAACCCTATACAATTTCGTGATTACCAGATTGATGCAATCTGGCACGCTATACAGTCAAATCGTTGTCTTCTTTTATCTCCTACTGCTTCAGGCAAATCACTCATAATCTATACACTTGTTAGGTATTATAACCTAATGAATCTAAAAACACTTATACTTGTACCTACTACATCATTAGTTGAACAGATGTATTCTGATTTTATAGATTATGGTTGGGAGGACAAATATATCCACAGAGTATATGCTGGTATGGATAAAGGTTCTAAAAAACCTGTAGTGATATCGACATGGCAATCTATTTACAAACTACATAGACCTTACTTTGCACAATATGGTTGCATTATAGGAGATGAAGCTCATCTATTCAAAGCAAAATCTCTAACAGATATTATGGCGAAGTCAGGGGAAGTCAGGTACAGGTTTGGTTTAACTGGTACTTTAGACGGAACTCAAACACATAGACTAGTACTTGAGGGTTTATTCGGTCAAGTTAAGAAGATTATTTCAACGAAGGAGTTAATTGACAGGGGAACTCTCGCACAATTAGATATTGATTGTATTGTATTGAAACATACAGAAGAAGAAGCCAAGAGAGTTAGATACTATACATATGCAGAAGAAATAAACTATTTAGTTTCACACCCCAAGAGAAATAAATTTATTGAAAATCTATGTAAAAATATAAAAGGCAATACTTTATTGTTATTTCAATTAGTTGAAAAACATGGAGTTTTATTGTATAATGAAATAAAAACACTTGACAGAAAAGTATTTTTTGTGTATGGTGGAACAACGACAGAAACGAGAGAGAAGATTCGTGCAATCACAGAGAAAGAAACAAATGCAATTATCGTTGCATCATATGGTACGTTCTCTACTGGTATTAACATTAGGGCTATCAATAATATCGTGTTCGCATCTCCATCAAAAAGTAGAATACGAGTGCTTCAATCTATCGGTAGAGGATTACGACAAAGTGATGATAAGTCCAGAGTTAAGCTCTTTGATGTGTCAGATAACATTACCTATAAATCTAGACCCAACTTTACATATAGACACTTTACACAACGACTAAATATATACAAGGAAGAACAATTTAATTATGATATTAATAGGATAAACTTATGAGTCAATACGTTGTAAAATTATCAAATGGTGAGGACATAGTTTGTTATGTTCACAAGAATAGAGATTCATCTGAATCAAGTAAATTGAAAATAAGCTCTCCACTAAAAATGGAATCTGTCGCCCGAACAACAAAAAAAGGTATTGTTGAATCTTTACAATTATGTAGATGGGTTCAACCATATTCAGACGAAGAATATTTTAATATCGAAAAAAATTCAATAGTTGTAATGACGCCTGCGAGTGTTGGTTTATGTAAATATTATGATTATGTTTTACAGAATATAAAAGAAGTTGTAAAACATACAAAGCCTTCAATAAGAGATTTAAAAGAAATTGAAGAAGAAGAAATGGATTTAGAAGAAAACTTAGTATCTGATGAGGACTTAAAAGCAATACTAGATAACTTTAATACTAAGAAAACAATACATTAATCTGATGAGTCACAATAGTGATTATACACGATTTTATATAATTGTCAAGTGAAAAAGGAATTATTATGGAAAATTTTATATTATACTTTCAAGTGCCAGATAAAATTTGTGATGACCTCATAGAATATTACAAAAATAACAAAGATGACAAACACAATACAGATGGACTTTGGCCAAAAGAAGTAAAAGAAGGTATAGACGTTTACTGTTATCCTAGAAGTAATAATTTAGCAGTAAGAAATTATTTGAATTGTATGTTTGAAGGTTTACAAGCATATAGAAAAAAATATGAACACTTTAATCAAATGACTTTGATTTCTACACCATTCAATATTCAGTATTATCCACCAAAAGGTGGTTTTAAAGAATGGCATAATGAAAGGATGCAAGCTCAAAGTGTCCAAAGGTCATTAGTTTTTATGACATATCTTAATGATGTTCTAGATGGTGGTGGAACAGAGTTTGCATATTATCCAGAGTTAAGAATAAAAGCAAAAAAAGGTATATCTTTAATATGGCCAACAGACTTTACACATACTCATAGAAGTAAAATTTCAAACTATGAAAAGTATATTGCTACTGGTTGGTTTAATCACGCAGATGTTATGGAAATGGCAAAATTTCCCCACTCATCTCTTTAATAATTTATTGTCATAAAACCTTGACAAAATTGTTCAATCATACTATAATAGGTACATAGATTGAAAAGGAATTACTAATGGCAAAAGCAAAAGGCGCCCACTATGTGGACAACAAGAAGTTTCATCAAGCCATGATTGATTGGAAAGAAAAGTGTAAAGATGCAGAAGAAGCTGGAGAAGAAACTCCCCAGATTACAAACTATATCGGCTCATGTTTTCTGAAGATTGCGAATGGACTTTCATATAGACCGAACTTCATTAACTATACATACAGACAAGAAATGATTTCAGATGGTATTGAAAACTGTTTACAATATATTAAAAATTTTAATCCAGAGAAATCCAAGAATCCATTTTCATATTTTACACAAATAATATACTATGCTTTTATTCGTAGAATACAAAAGGAAAAGAAACAAACTCATGTTAAACATAGAATGATTGAGAAACAAGATTATGTTCCTTATATAACAATGGAAGGCGATAGTACAAACTATAATGTTGGTGGATTTGATCCTACTATTATGGTGCCAGATGAGGCTGTATACAAACCAAAGAAAAAAGACACAAAAGATAACCCAAAGGGTCTAGAAAATT